AGAAAGTCCTGTGTGTTCTTATTCCACTGAGCCATTAATCACTCCAACCTAGTCTTTCTGGACGATATCTTTGAGAACTTTTAATATTTAAAGAACTTGAATTTGATGGATAAATTTGATGAACAACAGCACCAGGATATTCTCCTTGAAGATTTTCTGCCAACTCATTCTTAGAAGGCATAGAACCCTCAATCTCCATTCTATATATTTTTCCTTCCCAGACGACATCAGCGAAATAAGATTCGCTTGCTTGCTCTGGTGAAGACCCCCCTACATTGAGGGTGCCATTGAAATCACCATTGATGGTGATGCTTTCAGATAAAAACTGTTCGAAACTTTTCATATCAGCAATTCCAGGCTCTAAGGGACTTATTGATTCTGCTATCGGGATCGTTAGCAGTTTTCTTTGAGGTAAGTTTTTTCTTCATACCTTTCATTCTTGCACAGAATGAAGCACGACGCTTATTACCAACCTTCTTTGAAGGTGCTTTTAGGTCGCTACCAGGATTTTCACGCTCATAAGACTTGCGTCCTTTTTCGTTTAATCCTCCCTTTTTATTCTGACCTTCTTTTCTTGTCCAGGCGGCACCCTCAGCAAGTTCTTCTCTCCAGTTAGAGAAACCTTCTTTCTTTACACAGTTGTTATAGGTCTTACCAAACATCTTTTTGGTACCTTTCTTCTCATAACCTTTCCAGCACTTTTGACCTTCACCAATAACTTCACCTTCTGGTTGATACGAGTTTGATAATCCTCTAGCCTTTTTAAGGTCACCGACTGTTCCTCCAGTCATAAGACGACGATTTGGATTATTTGTTGCATCATCTAGAGATTTGTTTATTTTATTACCTAAATGTTGTGCTCCTTTGTATAGACCATATGCTGCAGCAGCACCAAGAGCAAGTTTTCCAAGACCTTCATTGACAAGAGGCTCTGCCTTAATCAAATCAATCGTCTCAATCTCAAGTGCTTTGAAGTCTTCTCTCCAGTTTGAATAGTTGTAACTTTCAGTCTTATTACCCCAGTTAGCAGCGCCAACTTTACGGCACTTGACTAATGCACCAGAAGCATATGCACTTGGCCAAACAGAATAACGTGACTTGACCTTATGGTAGCAAGCATCTTTCTTCCCACTACCTTTACCCTTCACATCTCTCGCTTCCTGCATTTCAAAACTCTCTTCTGAGTAATCACCAGACTTGTGCTTCTTATAATCTTTCTTATCAGTGAAAGTTCTTACCATTGTTGGTGCAGCACCTCCAGACTTTTGTTGTTGTCCAGGATCCTTTCTACTCTTGCGTGCATCAGCACTTCTAATCTTTTTCCTTCCTTCCTTAGTCTTCTTCAGACCAGCAAGTCTTCTGGATGAATAGCACTTAGGAGTTTTGGTTTCTCCTTCTTCATTAGCACATGGAGACCCGTCAGACTGCACCCAACCCTTCTTACCATCCTTTGACTTTGACTTGCCAAACCAGTTATGGAGAGTGCCACCTTTTTTCTTTTCATCAAGCAATTCACCTTCTAGTTCAAAGTGTGCTTGTTGTAATTCTGATTTTGGAATAATAACTGGTTCTGGCACCATACGTTGTAAAAGTTCGTTTGGGTTCAAAGGAACTTTTTTGCCCTTGACTACTTTAAAATACTTACGTGCATCAATTTGCTCAGAAACATCACCAGATTCTTCGTGCTCACTATCCTTCATAAGGTCACCATTAGGCATTACGTGGTGACCTTTAGGGACTTTCTTACACTTTTCATCAGTCTTACACCAATACTGACCATCACCACACTTCTTCTTTTCTTCACCCATATAAGAAGCGGCAGCATCAGTATTATGCTCAGTGTCAGTCAACTTTGCCTGCACCCAAGCAGGTAAGTTATCAGCATCAGTTTTCTTAGCAAGTACTCTTGCTACCTTTTGAAGGTTGTCAATAGATTTTTTGACCTGCGTCTTTGCCATCGACACTTCGTGGTCTTGCTTTTCTTTTGCTTCGTTCATTTTCTTCTTACGACCCTGACAATGAGCACGCTGAGAAAACCCTTTCGGGTTGTCGCAATCAATCGACTTCTTATACTTCTCAGACCAACCCATATCAGGTTACAAACTATTCCTTATTATTTAGAAAACCTTGCTTGAGTAGTTTTTGCAACTCTGATGTTGACCCAACAAATACTGCATTATTTGTAACAGTATTAGGTCCTTTAGAAGACACATCTTCTTCAACATCTTTTAGTTTCTTCTGCAAGTCAATTAACTTATCAGTTGTATCAGCAACACTCTTAATCAACTGACCAGCAACTTCATATGCTCTGGGACTTCCTCCTTCGCCAGCAAGTTCCATAATGCCATTGATTGCCTCTTGCCCCTTTTCAATCAATGAATATAAGTTTGCTCTTGTATACTCATAGTCCTTTGAGATGTCAGTCTTTTGCTCAGGTTTTACAATACTCTTTGGAGTATTATCAACCTCAACAATGCTACTCTCTACATTTAGAGCATCATCAATAGCATCAAATTCTGGCATAAGTATTAAATATCAGATTGGTTTGTAGGACTGTAAGACTTAGAATCTCCAAGATATTCCCAAGTTTCACTAAATCCAAAGTCATCTCCAGGATCTGCATCAATAGGATCTGGGACAACTGTGTATCTCATTTCTCTCTTAGCAGTTGTCCTATCAGTATCTGCATAGTTATCAACAATAACCTTGCGGATGAGACCTTCTGGATTATCTGCAATAGGACCGAAGAGATAAGTTTTTGCTGTAAACTGTAATCTATATATCAGTGCTCTTCTTGTGGAAAAATCACCCTCATAATCGTCTTGGAATGAGACACTATTTAAGACAATTGGGATATCTCTCTTTTCTCCAATGGACTCAACTAGGTCAACTGTCAAATTAAATGCTGGTTGAAAGTTTGGAAGAATCTGCTCAACAATCTGTAAAGCATCATCATTTAACTTACAGAGAATAGATAATTCAAATCCAATATTATATGGCACAGGCATAAACACCTTTTTCATCGTGTTACCATCAACTGCTCTGAAAGTCTGAGTAACTCCAGTCTTTCTTGAGGAATCATAATCAATAGATGTCATTTCAAATGACATTCTAGGTAATGTAATCTGCACAGGTTTGTTTAAGTCTGCCTGTTGCTCAAGTTTTGCTAAAAACTTTTGGGTAGGTCCATACGCAAGAGGAACCTTCATATCACTAATTACTTTAGTGTCATCTTTATGCTTGATATGAATATCATTAAAAAGAGTGCCAAAGGCAATAATTGTCTTTCTAATGATTTCGTGGTAGTGATAAGTTCCTAGCATTAATAGTTACCAAAAGGATTTGATTCTGTAAAGTCGAGTATATTATCTGCTTGTGTTTCAAACTCTTCGTTTTGACTATATTTATCTGCAGTTGTGTTTGCTACCGATACATTAATTTGATATTCCGCACCAGATTTAGCACCAGTAATCAATTCTCCTGGATAGAAAGTGCCAGAAGTAATACCAACCTGAAGAGTATTTGTGCTCTTAGTCCACCTCTTAACTCTTGCAGTTGCACCAGATCTACCTCCAGTAACTACCTCATTACGCCAGAATGTGCCAATTCCAGTAGTTGCTGCCGCACCAATAGTTATTGTTGGAGTAGTTGTATATCCTTCGCCAGGATTAATTACATAAACATTGGATATAGTGCCAGCAGCACTAACAACTGCTCTTGCAGTAGCATCTACTCCACCAGATGGTGCTGTACTAATTGCTACATTTGGTGCTGTTGAATATCCAGCACCACCACCAGATACAACGATAGAAATAACACCTCTAGATGCAGTATTAATACCGCAAGTAGCGGCAGCACCAGTTCCTCCACCACCACTAATTGTTATAGTAGGTGCTATAGTGTAACCTGCACCAGCGTTTGTTATTAGAATTTCTTTAATTGAAGTTATAGTATTTCTTGTCGTTGTTATTGCAACAGCAGTTGCATTAGTCCCTCCAGATGGTGCGGTTGAAATTGCTACGGTTGGAGTGCTTGTATATCCAGACCCATCATTGTTTAAAGTTATCTCTCTAATATATCCTGTATTGATTGTAGCAGAAGCATTTGCTGTAGTCCCGCCAGAGAATAGTCTTAGGTCTACAATATAACCTGTTTGCTCCAAAACATCACTGATTTCATCAACTGTAGTATCAATAACCTCATCCTCATATTCAAAGAGCTCACATTTTAATTCGTAGACATAATTTTTACCTAACTGATAAAATGGTTGTTCATGCTCAACAAACTTTACTTCAAATATTCTTTGACCGAGGGGGAAGTAAATTAAGTCTCCTTCTCTTGGTCTTGTAGCAACTTCGATTTCATCATCATCCATACCATCAAGAAATGGTGCAATGAAATCTTCAAATCTTTCTTTTGAAATAGTTAAAGATAATTCGTCTCGGATACTAACACCAAACTTTGTCATAATATCACCAGCACCACTATAACCATCAAAGTTATTGATGTATGCCTCCAACAAGAAGTTATCGTCAAATGTAGATGACTGAATCTCTTCTATAATAGTTTGCTTTCTTACAAACTTTCTTGGGATGTAGGTTACTTCTACACCATAAATTTTGAGTTGCTCATTAATCAACTCCTGTACAAGTCTTTGCTCCCCGTAAGAGCCCTGCAGAAAGAAAGGATTTAGTGCCATTATCCAATAAAGTCGTAAGGGGGAAGTTCATAATCTGTAGCCATTCTTGATTGTATTTCCGATATCTCTCTTTCAGCATCATCATATATTTGTCTTCCATTCAATTCAATTCCACCTGGAAGTTTAACACCATTAAACTTAATTAAGTTTTGTCCCCACTGTCTCTTGATAAGTGCTGTCAAGTATTTTTTTAAGAAACTATCATTATAAACACCAGTAAATGTATTTGGATCTAAAATTCTATAACAATCAATGACTATATAATCTCCAACACTTTGCGCCTGCCAATCAATATCCAAATACAATCTATCTTGTCTTTTGTTATATCTAATTTGCTTGTCAGTTGTCAATAAATGGTCAATATCTTCCAAATATGATTTAGTCATTGCATACTGTAGAAGATCTACAGAGTTAAAATAGTATAAGTCATTCAAGAATAACTGATACTTAATACTAAACATCCCACCAGAAATTGCACTAGTATCGAATCTAAAAATCTTTTCAATACCAATAACAGAATCTGGAATCTGAATAAAATTTGATGTTTCGTAGAAATTTGAAGTTGTTGTGCCGTATCCTGCAATAGATGTAGATGTTGCACTAGTAGTTACAATACCAACACCATTCGTGTTTCTACCTCTGCCCCTATCAATATCTGCTTGACTAATTTGATACTTCAAATACATTCTTTCGACACCATCAAAGTGTCTTTCTTGGAAATACTGAAGTGCATCATCAACCAAATCATCAATCTGGTCGTCGTCTACGTTAATTTCCAATACTGGAGCACCTAAACGCCTAAGACAGTAATCAATTAGTTCTTGGCGTGTTGATGGTTTTGCCATTAGAATTCCTCAGAAGATGAATTATCTGTTTTTGTAGTTTTTCTGGTATTTTTTGCTTTTAACTTTTCAATCTCCCC